GATGGTATTAGTTATGGGGTTGGAATAAATAAGTGATAGGTTTGGTGGTAAATTGCGCGATTTTAGAACCGTATTGATAATATCTTTACGTTTTGACCACAACACAAAAAACGTATTAGTGTTTTTAAGCGCTATGTTTATGTAGTTTATAAAGTGATATTCATTTATTAGTTCGCCGTGACCGTGATACCTCACAACGTCGGTATAAAATACCGGCAATAAATCCGGTTCAATAATACCGACGCTTAGTATGTCGCTGTTATGTTGCCACGGTTCGGCGCAATTCTTTCTAAATGTTTCCAACATATTAATACTGTAACAATTCGAGCAAATAGTATTGCTGTTTGAATGCATACGCCTACAAAAGTCATTTGATAGCGTGTTGGTATTAATAGCTTTAATACCTTCTAACTTTCCACTCATGGTGCTTATTTTTATATCCATGATTTACTCCTTATAATATAGGCGCTACGAATAGCGCCACGAATACGCCGAAAACAACAACAATAAATTCAACAACTTCATACAACTTTATATTCATTTGATCACCTCTAATAGATAGTTACCGGTAACTAATCATAACAATTACCGGTAACTAATACAACCTTTATCGACGCTTTATCCACACGGCGACGCTTCAAACAGACACGGCGATATAGTCCGTACCTAGGTACGGAGTTACCTGGTTATCTGTAGCAACTACAAGCCTATGATTTTAAAGGTATAATCAGACTTATCCACAGGTTATCCACAAGCTAATTATTGCTGATTTCGTCGCCCGCTTTAACACCTGACGAGGATCAATATTAAAAAGCCTTATAAATCAATGACTTACGAGCAACGACGGATCGAGGCCGATTTACCCCCCCCTTGATTGAGGGCCAGGGGGTAGATATATGTAGTACCCTTTCACGCACACGGCATCCCTATTCCCGAAAAATAAAATCTATAATTTCTATATACTTTTAGTTACCGATAACTGATAATGTAAACCTAACGAAGTAGGACAGTATGGAGAAAAGACAGTGGCTAACAAACCAGAGAACAACAGGACAAACCAAAACACGTTCAAGGCTAGGATGCTGGCGAAAGGGATGGTCAGGCTCGAAGCGTGGGCCAAAAAAGAACACATTCCGAAGGTAAAGGCCTACATCAAATCACTCAATGAGGAGAAAGACCAATGAGAGTCATTGCTTACACCAGAGTGTCTACGGAGGACCAAGAGGATGGCACCTCCCCGGAGGAGCAGATACGGATAGCGCGAGGGTTGGCTATGCAGCACGGCCTGCCCGAACCGGAGGTCATTGCCGACCAAATCTCCGGTACGGTTCCGCTATTCGACAGAAAAGATGGCAATGTCTTCGAGTTCTATTTAGAGAAAGGGGATGTGGTTATCGCTTCAGCACTGGATCGCCTGTTTCGGTCATCCTTGGATGGCCAACAGACCATAGATGTTTGGCGTAAGCTGGGCGTGAAGCTGATCATCGCGGGGTTTGGCGACTTGAATGATACAAACAACCCGCTTGGTAAACTGATGTTCGATATGGTGCTTAGTTTTGCCAGTTTCGAGCGAGAGCTGATCTGTAAAAGGTTACACGAAGGCCGTAAGGCGAAACGCGCTAAAGGGGGCTTCATTGGCGGCGAGCCACCTTGGGGCCACTATGTTGTCGGTGAGGGTAAGAAGGCGCAGCTTCGGCAGAAGGACTGGTATCCGATGGCAGTACGGCGTATGCGGGAGTTTAGAGAAGGGTTAGGGTGGACCTACGATAAGATCGTGGTGAAGATGAATGATATAGAGATGTTCGATCCGATTAGTCGCAACACGGTTAGGCGTATAATGGTCGATGAGAAGGGTAAGTGGATGCCAGCTATTGGTAAGGAGAAGTTCGTTATGACACACCAGGTTAAAGAATCGATCACTAAACGCAGAGCAAGAGGGGGCTACCGTTGAGTAAGCGTAACGCTAATCCGTATATAGATTTCATAGCAAAGTACAAGGACAGCCCTAATCGGTTTGTGATGGATGTGTTGGGTGTTCGACCTGACCCTTGGCAAGCTGAGTTCTTAGATCACATTGCTAAAGGCGAGAGGAAGATCAGCGTGAGATCTGGGCATGGTACGGGTAAGAGTACCGCAGCAAGTTGGGCGATGGTGTGGTACTTAACGACGCGGTTTCCTTGTAAGATCGTGGTGACCGCACCGACCAGCTCTCAGTTGTTCGATGCGTTATTTGCAGAGCTTAAAAGCTGGATCCGTAACTTGCCGCCATACGTTGGGGAGCTGTTTGAGGTGACAAGCGACAGGGTGGTACTTAAAGCAGCTCCAAGTGAGGCGTTTATCTCAGCACGGACGGCGAGGGCAGAAACGCCCGAAGCGTTAGCTGGTGTGCATAGTCAGAATGTATTGTTGGTTGCGGATGAGGCGAGTGGTATCGATGAGAAGGTGTTCGAGGCAGCGAGTGGCTCGATGTCAGGACATAGCGCTACGACCGTATTATTGGGAAACCCAACCAGATCGAGTGGCCTGTTCTACGACACCCATCACCGGGTCAAAGCGGACTGGAAGACGATGCACGTTAGCTGCATGAAGTCCCCGCGAGTGTCGGATGAGTTCGTTAGGGAGATGGAGGTTAAGTATGGCGCGGAGTCGAACCAGTTTAGGGTCCGTGTCTTGGGTGAGTTTCCCTTAAAAGAAGATAACACCGTTATTCCAGCCGATACGGTCGAGTCAGCGCAGAAAAGGGACATCGAGAGCGATCCTGATACCGTTCCGGTGTGGGGTTTGGATGTGGCACGGTTCGGGGCCGATAGTAGTGTTCTAGCGATAAGGCACGGCAACTCGATCACTGAATTGATATCGTGGAAGGGGCTAACATTGATGGAGCTAACCGGTAGGGTGGTGGATCGTTACAACGGTCTGATCCCGCGCCAACGGCCCACCGAGATACTGGTCGATAGTATTGGTCTTGGCGCTGGTGTGGTAGATAGGCTCCAGGAGTTGGATCTGCCGGTTAGAGGGATCAACGTCGGTGAGGCTAGTTCTATGAGTGGTACTTATTTGAATTTAAGGGCAGAGTTGTGGTTCAAGTTGAAGGATTGGTTGGCAGCAAAGGACTGTAAACTGCCAGTTGATAGTGCCTTGTTCTCCGAACTAGTGTCGCCACGCTATCAATTCACCTCCAGCGGTAAGATGAAGATCGAAAGTAAGGACGAAATGCGTAAAAGGGGGCTTCCTTCGCCCGATAAAGCCGATGCGATCTGTTTGACATTGGCTAGTGACGCTGCAACGGCTACCTTTGGCTCAAAACACAGCGTCCAGTGGAAGAAACCATTGAAAAGAGCGGTAAAAGGGGTGGTATAATCCCCCAGCCGATAAGCCCGGCTCCTTTACGCGATACTGGGGTTGGGCTTTTTAATGCCTGATATAAAATCGGGCACTTTTTCTGCCCGACTTCATATCACAGAATAGTGTAAGCGCTGTAAAACCCCACAAACACTTAGAAATAAGGCGTAAATAGGGACAGCTCCCCACTTTCATAGTCAAAACACCCCCAAAAGCGTATAATGTACCCACCATAGTCTATTTTGGGTGCAATCCATGTACGAAAACGCCACCGAAGGTGAAGTCGAAGAGCTGGAAGTTATCGAGATCGATGACAAGGCACTCTCCGAGGAAGATCTTCAATCCATTGTTACATCCGAGATCAGCTCTGCTGTCGATTTTATCGACAACGATATTGGTCCTCAACGCGCCAAGGCCACCAAGTATTATAAAGGTGATAAGTTTGGCAACGAAGAGGATGGCCGCTCTCAGATAGTATCACACGACGTTAGCGATACGGTTGGGGCAATCATGCCGTCCTTAATGCGAATCTTCTTCTCGACCGACAAGGTGGTGGAGTTCGTTCCCCGAAATGCCGAGGATGTCGAGAAAGCTGAACAGGCAACAGACTATATTAATTACATATTCACTCAGGACAACCCTGGGTTCCTGACTTTACAGTCGGCCTTCAAAGATGCGCTGGTTCGTAAAGTCGGCATAATCAAATACTGGTGGGATGAAGATGTAGAGGTCACCACCGAACATTTTAGTGGCCTTGGCCAAGAAGCACTCCAATACCTCTCTTCTGATCCCCAGGTTGAGGTCACTTCCCAAGAAATAGCAGTCGAGATGGACGAGTTTGGCAACCCAATAGGGATGCCATCGATTGAAGCGACAGTGACGCGCCGGGTAGACAAAGGGCGTGTCAAAGTCGAAGCGGTCCCACCCGAAGAGTTCCTGATCGACCGCGACGCGAAGACCTTGGAAGATGCAACGATTGTTGCTCATCGGACCGTGCTTACTGTCAGCGACTTGGTAGCCAGAGGCTACGACGAAGACGAGATACTCGAACACGCTGGCGACTCTGACGTACTGAGCTGGAGCGATGAGCTTGCCGCACGGCAAGAGAGTCAGAGCTACGGTCAGGCGACTCGATCAGACGATGCTGCGCGTGAAGTTCACTACACAGAGAGCTATGTCAAAGCCGACATGGATGGTGATGGAATTGCCGAATTAATCAAAGTTTGCTCCATTGGCCCATCTAATAAGGTGTTGTACTGGGAGCCAGTTGCTGATATCCCATTTGCAACATTCTGTCCTGATCCCGAACCCCACACGTTCTTT